TTTTCCAAGAATCTTTTGACCAATTTTTGAATTTACAAATTTGTCCAACATTTGGCCTTCGTCTACTTCTGTGTTGTCATACTTGTCGTACTTGGCGCGGATTGGGTCAAGAGCTTTGCCTTCGCGTCCAGCCTTGGCCAAGGCTTCCATGCCCTCTTTGCCGTATTTTTCATAGCCCTTGGCAGCACGGCTCATCGCACGCTCGTTTAGTTGCTGGTGTGTGACTTCAGGTGTGGCACGGATGCCATCTAGTTTTTTGTTTAGGTCGTAAAAGAAACTCATAATATTATCCTCTTGGGTTGGCGCCAGTGGCTGGCTTGGGTTGACGCTTGATATTGGTCATTGGGCTCTTATTGCCCATGGGCAATTCATTTGTGGTTTTTGCTGGTGGTGTCTTTCCCCCAGCCACAGTAAAGTTGCTCTTGTAAGCATTCTTCAACACCACATGATCATGTGGGTCTGCGCCGTAGTCTTTCTTGAGAGCACGTTGCTGTGCATCATTGGCTGGATATGTGGGATCGTCCAACAGGTCTTTGTTTTGATTTCCAATCTTTTCAGCTTCGATATCCATGCTTTCTTCGTAGGGCGTGGTCATCATCACAATGCGATTGGGGTCCATGCCCAGTATCTGTGCCAACTGCTTGATTTGTGGTTCAATAGCAGGGTACTTGAACTCCACATCCACAATGGTCATGCTTTGATTGGGAAAGGCTGGAAAGTCTGGAATCTCTTTGCGAACTGGACTTGTCTTGGGTTTTGACATTGTAACAACGTCAAACTGTGCCAGTTTGTCTTGAAGTTCTCTGAAGAAGTCCGAGGGCACGTCGCCAACTATCTTGATGCGATAATTGTAGGTACGTTCGCTTTCGGCTAGGTATTTTGCAAATGGTTTCATATCGGTATCCTATGCTCTATTTATTCTTTTTGAACGTTTTGATCTTTACGACCCACGATACGTTCCAGTAAATCATTACGGCTCAACACCACGCCTTGTGCTGTTTGTACAAGGCCTGTGCCGTCATTACCATCGGGTTTGGCTGTTTGATCTAGTCGCATCTTTTTCAGTTGCAGGTCAATCATCTTGAGTTTTTTGTCCAGTTTGGCTGTTTTTGCTGTGATTGCATGGCCCAACATGTTTGATGCCACCGAGAAGATTTCTGCTGCAAATCTTGAATCCACCTGCATACCTAAATCTATTAGATCCTTGTAGCTGCCTTTGGCAAGATCGCTAAGTTCGTCCATTTCTTGATCTGTTGATTCAAGGCCGCGAACAGCAGGCAATGCTGTGTCAATTTTGTCTATGGCAGCGTCAAGTGCTGCAAGAGTTTCACGATTTGTGGGCAAATCGGGTAAAGAAGCGTCTACTTCTTGTGTGGTTGGCGGAAGGTCGAACAGCTCTGAGAGTTTGCGAGTCATGCCATATTTAGTGGCTTATGATCGACCGTTTGCAAACATATCGTCTTCGGTTATCACACGAAAAGTCATTCCGTTGCGTCTGGCCCATAGTGTAGCAGAATGCCATTTGGCATAGTTCACAGCAACCACAGCACGATCTCGGCTGCTCATTTTTGATTCAATAACACTTTGCTTTTTGGGCTTGATTTCAATCAGCTCTGCTTTCATTGTGTTGGTTCTTGTACGATAAGTGATCAAAAAGTCTGGAATATACTGTGTCATTTTGCCTGTCAGCGGGTGCTTGTATGGAATAGCAATTGATTCGCTGGCCCACTGCAAGATATGATCATTTGTGTCGCAAAATCGCATGAAGCTGAGTTCCCAACCTGAACGATATCTAGGTGTGCGTTTGCCCACATACTTGGCTTGGTTGATCACATCGTAGCTGCCCTGGGCCCAGTGACTCATTGTATCACTGCCCGAGCTGGATAATAGTTGGGTGTCACTGCCACACCCACACCCAACAAAGTGGCACGATTACGTATCAAGTTGAGATAATAGGCCAATTGCACATTGAGGTTGACTCCTGATGCGCCTTCAAACTCTGACAGCAAGGTCAGCACTGGGATACCAGTTTCTTGAGCAACTCTGAACAGGCTCACAGCAAAGTTTCCTGCTGCTTGTTTTGTGGTCATTTGTTTTTGAAAATAACTGAACACCACATCATATTCTGCAGCCGGAGCATTTATATCAAATGCATAAAAGGAATCAAATACTCTGACTGTTTGGCCCAGTCTTGGGTTGACTTCGTTGACTGTGCTCATCGTGTGGTTCCTGCGCCGTTTGCTTTGGTTGCTGCTGTTGCGGCTGGAGTTTGACGTGTTTGTTGCGCTGTTGGGAATATCCAACCATCAGCCTTGCTGGCAACTGCTCTAGTAGCAGACGGCAATGCTCCTACCAGTACATCTTTACCCAGTGCCTTGGCTTCACTTATGGCCAGCGTTTTGAGGCCGCCAAATTGCTTGTTGGTGTTGTAGAATGTGCCGGCTTTTTGCACAGCGCCAATCACACCCAGCACTGATCCTTTTTCCAAGTCTTGGCTAATGCCGCCCACAACATCCAACAAACCGCCTTGTCCAAAGATGCTGTTGGTGCTGCCTGGTCTAGCAATAGGACTACGAGTGGTATCATAGTGTTCAGGTTTGCCAAATCCCACAGCAGACTTGTTAGGAGCACCAGTAAAATACTTGATACTTTCATAAGCAATGGTCATGGTATTTTGCATGGTGCCGTTGCCAGCACTGTAGTCGTACTGATCATGTGCCCAGTTGTTGATAAGCGGATTGATCATCACGTATTCAGCATACTTGTGATTGGTGTCAAACCCATAGATGCGAATATCTCTAAAGAAAGGGGGCTTGCCGCCTGCAGATGTTGTGCTGTTGGTGCCGTCGTTGACTGCTTCGCCAATATATCCCCAGTCGTTGATCTGACGGTTGTCTGAATAGATGTCACGTTCCCATCCACCAAAACCATTTTGTTTGTTTTGACTGGCTCCCGCACTACCGTTGGTGTTGGCATCATTGCCATACTTTTGGCTGGCATCTTTGTAGTAGTAGCTGTAGTAGTTGTACCACATGTTGCGAACTGTGTCGCTGCCGTCGTCGTGAAATGTTATAGTAACAGGATCGTAGTTGATCTTGGTCTGAATCAATCTCTTGCGATTGTACTGATTCATGTATTCCGTAGCAAGAGTGAATTTGGGAAGATCAGCAGTTTTGACCACATAGCTGAGATTGGTCAACGCATCAATATCCATTGCACCTTTTAGTGCAGGTATCTGTTGATAGTTGACCGTGAAGCTGACGTGAAAAAGGAACTTGAACCGAGGTTTAAGTTCGTAAGCATTGGTGCGAAAGACCTTGCTTGCGTGAGTGTAATCACGCAAGCTGTCGGTGCCAAAAAAACCCTTAGCGAAGTCTTGGCCAAAACTGCCCATGAAGTTTAAGCTCCGGCGCCAGTTACCACATCGCCAATAGTTCTACCAACCAGTGTACCAACGCCCTGACCTTCGCCTTGATTGGCGTTGTCATAAGTGATGGTCATGTTGATTGTTACTGGAGCGCTTTCACCATAGTTAAGAGCACCGTAGTCTGCGTTTTTAATATAGCAACCATACAGATTCCAAGTTTCAAGGACTACCGGAGTTGATGCGCCGTTGCCGCCGTCGAGTATTTCTACCACAGTGGTAAACTTGTAGTCAATACCAGACGCTGCACTAGCCATCTCTAAAAAGTCCATTTGTTTTTGCAACTGCTCGCCAATCAACTTGCTTACAGTACCGCCTGCATCGTCGCGCACTTCACATGTGACGTCTGGCCACGAATGTTTGCCAGCCAATTTTAATGTTGAATTGTAGATCGGCAATGAAATTTCTTCAAATGATGGATTTGGACGCGAAAAACTCATGACCTGCTTGGTCAATTCAGTGGTGGGTTTTGACACACCAAAGTTTTCAAACATGATTCTAAAACGATATTTGAGCTTGGGCATCAACAGGCCCTGGGTCGGCGAACTTTGATCGCTCGCCAAAGGTACTGTCATGCGCTGTAATGATGAAACTGCCATTTGTTATCTCCTATGTGTTTATTTACCTGAATCAGGTGAGTAAAAAATCACTCACCTTTTTCTTGATTATCCAGCAGCAATCTCGCCAGTGTTCTTGATACGCAATGGGATGTAGATAAATTCCACGGCCTTCACTGGTTCAATTGCAATGTCAACGTATAGTTCGTTGCGGTCAATACGTGCTGGTGTGTTGTTGCTCAAGTCGCAAACAACCAGGTAGTCATAAATTGCTCGTTTAGCGATCAAATCAATCATCAAGCTGTTGCACAAGTTGGTGATTTCGTTACGTGTGATCTCATCGTTGGGTTCAAACAAGAACAGTTTACCAATTTCTTCAAGTCGTCCACGCAAGAATGCAACCAGGCGAGCAACGTTGATACGATCCAGTGCTGTGGTTGTGATAGTTGTGGTCTTGTTACCAAAGTTGGTAATACCAATGCCTGGGATAAAGGTAATTGGGTTGATGTTGCGCTCGTACAAGATATCACGAACACTTTGACTCACACCAATTTGTTCAAATTCTCCAGTAGCACTGTCAATGTATCCAATTGCGCTGGCATTGTCAATCACACCGCGACGTGTGCCGGCTGGTGCCAACCATGGATAGCTCACAGCATCACTGCGCAGAATTGTACGTACCATCATATGGCTTGGTGGAGCAACCACTAGGTTGCCGCCCAGGTCTGTGGTCTGGCAACTTGGGTAGAATGCAGCAGCATAGTTGCTGGTTGCTGAGTTGCCGTCTTCGGTTGGCAGGCCTTGGCCAAGGTCATTGGTTGCCCAGGTAACCAGCTCAGTACCACTTGCACCAAGACGCATTGGGGTATCTGCTACCACAAACAATGTGTTGTTGCGCTCGTTGCTGAGTGCAATCATGTTCAGTGTCAATTCAGGATACGCAGGTGTTGCAATAATGTTGAACTGATTTTGTTCTTCACGTGCAGCAGTGCTGGTGTCAATACCTGACTTCAGTGCAGCCACAACCATCTTGCGTTGTGCCAAACGTCCAGAATACATAGCGCCGTTTGTTTTGTTACCACTGGCAGTGAGCCAGGTACTGGTCACAGTAGGCAGTGTGTCATCGGGGAATGTGGTACTGTTAAAGTAATTGACCTGGAAACTCTTGACATTGTAGCCTGAACGACGTGTGTTCCACAGCAACATACCTTGTGGGAACAGTGCAGGATCTGGTACATCAAGATCCAGATAGTTGCTTGTTAACAAGCTGATAATGGTTGGTTCCGCGTCTGCCACAGGATCTGTGGTACCGTTGGGTGCCCAACGAGCATCTGCAAATAGCACACCGTTTTCAGTCACCTGATCAGTGGTATCAATTGCCACCCACTGATCAACACCACTAACTGGCTGCCAGCGATACATCACAGGATAATTTTCTAGATCACTGGAATCAATCCACAAATCGCCGTACTCTAGTGGCGATAATGCTGCGTCATTTTGAGTGGTTGGCGCAGATGCTGCAATAATAGGACCCGATGCATTGGTCTGTGACAGATCAAAACCACGAACGTCATTGACGACGTTTTGATATCCTACCCAGGCACCATTGTTTTGAATCATGACGTCTACATCACTCACGGTGCTGTAGAACCATAAACGTCCATCAGCTGGATCCTGATCAGGTTCTGTGTTGCTGGCTGTATAGGTAAACAGTGGTGTGGTTACAAAATTACTAAACACAATTGTGTTAGCAACAGTGCTGGACTCACGAGCTTTGGGAGTTGCCAGGGTGAATCCAGCCGCAGTCAGAGGTGTTCCAGTGATGGGACTAAGTGCAATAGTCCCGCCGAGCACATGTGTCAACACAATGTTACCAGCAGAGTTGACACTGGCAATTACGTGAGGTACATTGGCAGCACTAACTGCTGCGATAAAATCAGACACTGTACCAGTACCGCCAATGGTAACGGTGGCTGTGTTAAGAGCCTGTGGGTTATTTTCAGTAGTGCCTGCTAGCGTGAAACTGCTGCCAACTGTAAATGCAGTACCAGTAGGGACTGTGGTACCAGTATATATTGCTTGACCTAATGCAATTCTTTCAAGTATCAGAAAGCTAAAAGAACTATTGGGAGAGGTCAGATACTGTTGCGCATCATACTGAACGTAGGTGGTGCCAACAGGTATATTTTTGCCGCCGCCTGATGTGTCCAGTGTACCAAATGCAAACGTATCATTGGAAAATGCTGGCACAGCTTGTGCAACAAAGGTGTCTAGTGCTGCATTGTATTGTTTGAACGAAAGATTCAATCCGTTGTTGGCACTACTAACGTTGTTCCACACACTGCCAGTTGGGCGAGGGATTGTATCTGTGGTTCTCCAACGAGGACTTTGATAGCTGTAACCTGGAAAGTAAACAGGAGCAAAATACTCATCGGCTGTGATGCCCAGTGCTGTCAACAATGCTGCACCTGAATTAGGACCAGCTTGGATGGATACCACACCGTTGGTTGCAGTTGAACCATCATTGGTAGCATTTGAATTGGCATAAATTTCCAACTTGCCAGATACCGCAGCAGCAGTAACACCTGCAATAGCAGCACTATTAATTGCAGTAGCAAAACCTGCCACAGTGTTAGTAGCACCCACTGTGATCAAATTGTCATTGATATACATGTTGTTACCAACAGTCAAACTGGATGGTGTATTGGTGCCAGTGATTGTTGCCCAGCTGGTTTGCCAAGCATTGGATCCAATCTGAACCCAGGCATTGCTGCTGTTTTTGTAGTAGCCAGTAATAAAGTTATCAATTGGCACCACAGCGTAGTCACCAATATTACCAACAGTGGTAAGTGGCGTGTAATTTCCTCCAGCAGCGTTTACCACATCAGCAGTGCT